AGGACATGGATTACTTTCGTCAAATGGCAATACACTATCAGCAACATGGCTGTTATACATTCTTGAGACCTAATCCTAACCCAAATAGTGAATACAGGAAACTGTTTGACAGGGAGATACATAGGTGCAGGTGTGGCTATGTAAGAGAGTCTGATGGTGAGTGGGTCACTGGATATATGTACTGGTATATGAATTACTGCCCTATTATGTTGACTAAGACTGAAGAGGGACAGAAGAAAGCCAGTAGAGTTGAGGACTTCCCTGAGACTTGGGAAGGAATATACTTGAGGTTCCATTATCTAGACCAAGCTAGAAATGCAGGTAGTCATGCCATAGAGTTAGCTCGAAGAGGCTGTTCAAAGTCATATAGCCTTGCCAGTATCATGGCACATAACCTGATTCTTGGTGAAAATGAGGAAGTTAGGAGAAGGGTTACAACCATCTTGACTGCTTATCAGAAGGAATACTTGTCAGACAAGGATGGTACTCTGTCAAAGTTTGAACCTATGATAGACTTTGTTGCAGAGAATACTGAGTTCCCAAGACTAAGACTGAGGTCATCTGCTCAGGATATGTTCTGGCAGATGGGTTATAAGGATGAGAATGGAAGAAACAAGGGTTCCCTGAACAATGTAATGGGTGTATCATCAAAGGATGATGAGGGTAAGCTAAGAGGTAAGAGAGGATATATCCTGTTTGAGGAGATGGGTTCATTCCCTAACTTGCTTAGTATATATGACACAGTGAAGTATGGTGTGGAGGAAGGTGATTATACATATGGACTTATCTACTTGGTAGGTACTGCTGCTGAGGATGCTTCTGACTTTGAATCAGCAAAGACACTGCTTTATAGTCCAGAAGGATACAATATATACAGTATCCCTAATGTCTTTGACAAGCCAAGGCAAGGTAGGGCTACATTTGGATTCTTCTTCCCAAGCTATGTAAACAGAAAGGGATGCTATAACAAAGATGGGGTATCAGATGTTGTAAAAGCCCTCATTCAGATATTGATGGCTAGATACAAGGCAAAGTATAGTTCTAACCCTAACTCTGTTATAAGGGTTATAGCTGAAATGCCAATTACCCCTGCTGAGGCTATCATCAAAGTAAAGGCAGCTTACTTCCCTGTAGTATCATTGCAGGAGAGACTGAGACAACTGGAGACAGACCCCAAAGCATTCAGTGATGTCTATGTGGGAAGACTGGTTCAGGAATCTAAAGGCTCAGATGTCAAGTTTGAGATAACTGATGATGTTCCTATTAGGCAGTATGAAGGAGTGGATAATAGTACCCCAGGTGCTCTTGAGATATTTGAGATGCCTGAGAAAAACAGTCAAGGAAAGGTCTATAGTGATAGGTACATAATAGGCCATGACCCTGTAGACAATGACCAAGCTGAGTCTAATTCATTGTCCTCTACTATTGTGCTTGACCTATTTACTGACAGGATAGTAGCTGAATATACTGGTAGGCAACCATTTGCCAATGACAACTATGAGATAGTAAGAATGTTATGCCTGTTCTATAATGCAAAATGCTTATATGAGGCTAACAAGAAAGGTATATATGCTTACTTCAGTACAATGAACTGTAGTCACTTGCTGGCTGACACTCCTGAGTATCTAAGGGAGAAGCAGTTAGTCAAGTATAGTTCATTCGGCAGTAACAGCAAGGGGGTCAATGCCACAGCAGCAGTCAATGCTTATGCCAACATGCTTATCAGGGATTGGCTATTGAAACCTGTTACTATGCCTATCATAGAGGATGGAGAGGAGAAGATAATCACTGTTCCCAACCTCTCATTCATCAGGAACAAAGCACTTATAGAAGAGCTTATTGCATTCAATCCTGAAATCAACGTGGATAGAATCAGGGCATTGGGTATGGTCATGCTCTATAGGGAAGAAAAGATAATTCTCTATCAAGGACTCTTTGACAAGGAAGCTAGAGATAAGGCTGAAGCAGGTTATCTTGGTAATGATGACTACTTTAGCAGAAACTATGATGAAAGATTTGCTGATAAATATTAAGTAAAAAAGGTACATAAGGGTTAATAAATTACTTAGACTCTTGTGTACCTTAAATGTTTTATTTACCTTTGCACTACAAAAATATAGCTTATGAGTTATGGAATGATTAATTTACCACCTCAGCAGCTACCTATGTCCAAGAAAACCAAGGAATGGAGAAAGAAACACTTGGACTGGGCTGATGGAAGGACTTTCTTCAACTATAGTCCTGTGAGGAACTCGGTAATACATAAGAAGATTAACTATGACCTCATTGATGGTAAGTTGCACATGAGTGACTTAGAGCAAGTTCTCAATCCTGAGAATATCAGGGAGATGACTTCTCCTAACACCATACAGCACTATCCTATTATGAATAGTAAGCTGAATGTGCTGAGAGGTGAAGAAGCTAAGAGGCTCTTTGACTTCAAGGTAGTAGTCACTAACCCTAATGCCATTAGTGAGATAGAGAACAATAAGAAGGCAGCTCTCCTACAGGAACTACAGCAGTTGGTTGCTGACCAGTCAATGAGTGATGATGAGTACCAACAGAATCTTGAGAAGATAAGTGACTACTTTACCTATGAGTGGCAGGACCTGAGGGAGGTAAGAGCCAATAGCCTGCTTAACCACTATGTCAAGGAGTATGATATACCACTGATGTTTAATCAGGGCTTCATGGATGCAATGACCATTGCAGAAGAGATATACCAGTGTGACATAAGAGGTGGTGAGCCTATCATTGAAAGGGTAAACCCCTTGAAGATTAGGGTATTCAAGTCAGGCTACAGCAATAAGATTGAAGATGCTGACATCATTATTATAGAGGACTACTGGTCTCCATCAAAGGTTATTGATGCCTACTATGATGTACTGACCAAGAAGGACATTGAGTATATTGAGAAGGCACCTGACCAGATAGGTCAGTCAGCAGTGGACAGTATGGACAATGTTGATGAGAGATTTGGCTTTGTTCATGCTAGCATGATTGATGACCAGATAGGTGGTAAAGATGAGTTCTTCTTTGACCCATTCAACCTATTCTCAGATACAGCAGGAAGTCTTCTTCCATTTGATACTGCTGGTAATATAAGGGTACTCAGAATGTACTGGAAGTCCAGAAGAAGGATAAAGAAGATTAAGAGGTATGACCCTGAGACAGGTGATGTAACCTATGAGTTCTACAATGAGAACTATGTTGCTAATAAGGATATGGGAGAAGAAGAGAAAATCTACTATATCAATGAGGCATGGGAAGGAACTAAGATAGGTGAGGAAATCTATGTCAACATGAGACCTAGGGTTATACAATACAACAGATTGAGTAATCCTTCAAGGTGTCACTTTGGTATAGTGGGCAGTATCTATAATCTCAATGACAGCAAGCCATTCAGTCTTGTAGACATGATGAAGCCATATAGCTACTTGTATGATGTAATACATGACAGACTTAACAAGCTGATGGCTAAGAACTGGGGTAAGATTATCACAGTTGACCTTGCCAAGGTGCCTAAGGGCTGGGATATGGACAAGTGGATGTACTATGCAAAGCATAACAACATTGCCGTAATAGACAGCTTCAAGGAAGGTAACATTGGAGCAGCTCAAGGTAAGTTGGCAGGTGGTCTTAACAATGCAAGTAATGGTGTCATTGATGCTGAACTAGGTAACATCATACAACAATATATCAATCTCCTTGAATTTATTAAGCTGGAAATGTCTGAGGTGGCTGGTATCACCAGACAGAGGGAAGGTCAGGTAAGTAATAGGGAAACAGTAGGTGGTGTAGAAAGAGCCACTTTACAGTCATCACACATTACTGAGTGGCTATTCACCATCCATGAAGATGTAAAGAAGAGAGCACTTGAGTGCTTCCTTGAAACAGCTAAGATAGCATTGAAGGGACATGGACTGAAGTTCCAGTATATCCTAAGTGATGGCAGTATGAGGCTCATGGATATTGATGGTGATGAGTTTGCTGAGTGTGACTATGGTCTTGTAGTAGACAATGGAAATGGTGTCCAAGACCTTAATCAGAAGCTTGATATGCTTGCTCAGGCAGCTCTACAGAACCAGACAATCTCATTCTCTACTGTTATGAAGCTCTACAACTCTAGCAGCCTAGCTGAGAAACAGAGAATGGTTGAGAGGGATGAGAGGAATATACAGGAGAGACAGGCTCAGGCCCAGCAGCAGGAGCTTGAAGCACAGCAGCAGCAAGAGCAAATGAGAATGCAACTTGAACAGGCTAAGCTAGAGCTTCAAGACCAGATGAATCAAAGGGATAATGAGACTAAGCTCCTTATAGCTAATGTCAATGCAGCTAATGCTGATGATGGTATTCAGGTAGAAGAGTACTCTCAAGAAGCTAAGGATAAGCTAAAGGAACAGATGAGGGAGTTTGATGCAAGGCTGACCCTTGACAAACAAAGGCTTGCTCTGGACAAGCAGAAGGCTGAATCTGATGCTAGTATCAAGAGGCAGCAGTTAAGAAAGAAAACAACGACAACAACAAAGTAATTTTTAAATTATGTTTACACAAGAACAGATTTTAGAAATCAAGCAAAGGCTAAGGGAAACTAGTGCAAAGGACACTGAGTTCCCCCTAGCCTCTTTGCCTCTTGAGGGTGACGAGATAATTACTGTTGTTCAGGGTGGGGAGAATAAGAAGTTCCCTATAAACCTATTCTTTGAGAGCTTCTCTCAGTACATTGATGGTTCTGAGAGAGTTGATTTCTTCAATGTATCAAGGTATGTGCAAATTACCCAAGGTTATCCTGAGGTAGCTAGACTCACACTACCTGAGGCAGTGGAGAGTTGCCCTGAGGATGTAAGGAGACCTGGACAGGTAATCACCTTCATGGACAATAATGATGACTGGGCTACTTGGCAGTTCATAGGAGCAACCAATGAGACTTGGGATGATGTGAATACTGCTTGGAAGAACCTAGATGAGAGTGAGACTATGGAGCCAGTATTCACTTGTACTCCTAATAGTATTGACTCTAATATTGCTACTGAGGTTCTGCTTCACTTTGAGAGTGGTGATGGAGAGATAGTAGGTCAGGTAGACCTCTATGCCAATGATGAACTCTTGAGGACCTATACAGGGGTTTCTTCATTCAACTACTCTTATTTGGCAAGCGAAGAGACTGACTTTAAGGTAGTAGTGCTTCAGTATGGTCATACAATTGAAAAGATTGCCCATCTTAACATTACATATAATGTATGGATTGGCTCTGGAAATCAGGTATCAGATGTACTTACTCCTGAGAATCTCATCAGGGTTACTGGTACACTTGACAACACCTATGAAGTTACATTTGACGAGACAGCCTACTTCTATATAGTGGTTCCCTCTGATGTGATAGTAAGTCCTGTCACTATGAATGGTCTTGAGGTTCCTATGGAGTCTCCTACTGAGAGGGATGTTGAGGGACACTCATACACAGTATATAGAAGCAGCAACAAGTATATAGAAGGTACACATACATTTGTAATTGGTACATATCAGGGTAATGAGACCTCTACTATTGCCACTATGCAGACTGACCTAGGTGGTCTACAGACCCTCATGGGTGAGCAGCAGCAGACCAATATAGAGCAGACCAATGAAATAAATGGAACCAAGGAAAGAGTAAGTGAGCTTGAAAGACAGAGTGGAACTACTGCTGATGAAGAGGATATTACCGTAGTCAACAAGCAGTATAAGCTTGCCAACAAGATATTCAGTACTGATGCTTTCTCAGGGTATGGAAGAAACTATCTAAGGAAGTTCATTACAGAGGTTGAGGACAGGATTGATGAACACACTGTTATCAGAAGGACAGTAAACCTGCTTATGGGTAATGTGTTCAATAGTATAAAGACAGTGTATGTAATCCAGTATGACTATACTCTGCACAATGAAACTATTACACTGCCTGAGGATGTAGTTTTGCTGTTTATCGGTGGTAGTATCTCAGATGGTACTATTGTAGGTAGCAACACTAAGGTAGTAAACCTGATAGGTAACACTATATTCACAGATGTTACACAGGAAGGTACTTGGGCACCTACTGTAGAGGGTAACTTTGAGTCTCTAGGAGAAGCAATAGCTAATCTTGGAACTACCATTAACAACCTTCCTACAACTGATGAGGAGGACCTGACTACCACTAATAATAAGTATAAGCTGGCTAACAAGGCTTACAATGCTACTAATTTCAGTGGACTAGGTAAGGTATATCTCAGGAAGAACATAATGAATGTGGAAGACCCAGACACAGGTGATATTTACAGGAAGAATCTTCTGACACAGGAAATGGTTTCACAGGCTAACACTATCTATGTTGTTCAGTATGACTTTGACCTGAATGCAGGAGAGACAGATTCTATCACACTGCCAAGCAACTGTGTGCTTCTATTCTTGGGAGGAACCATTTCCAATGGTACTATAGTATGCGATAATACTACTATTGTCAACACTCTTGTGTTTGGTAATGTGTTCGACAATGTTACATTGTCAGGCCAGTATTCAATAGGAGCTTTCTCTGAGGTAGCCTTCAGTGGTTCATATGAAGACTTGTCAAACAAGCCAACCAATGTATCTTCATTCACTAATGACAAGGGCTATATATCAGGGGAGCTTAACTCTACCAGACCTTCATTAGAGGCAGATGATGCAGGCTATGTTTTCTTTGATACAGAGAATCACATGCCCATTTGGTGGGATGGTGCCCATTGGTATGACTTTGCAGGAAACTTAATAGAGGAAATAGAGGGAACTTAATATGAAAGGTAAGAACTTAGTTAAGACACCAGGGGAGCTTTATGCTCCCACCCCTGGTGGGGTTGTAGTCTCAGCTGATGGTGTAAAGGACTATAGATATGGCAAGATGCAGGAAGACATCAACCAAGAGGTTGTTGAGACTGCAAATGAGGCCAAGGATATAGCAGAGCAGGCTGCTCAGTCTGCTTCCAGTATGGAGAACATTGTAGAAATACTGAAGCAGCAAGGTGAGCAGGATATTGCAACTGTACTTGAGCATGAGGCTAGAATTGAACAGAATGAGAGAGATATTGCCACTATCCAAGACCAGATAGGTGATACTAAGTTAAGGATAGTTACTGAAGAGGAATATCAGGAAATGGCTGATAATGACCAGCTGGATGCTAACACATTGTATTTCACTAGTGAGGAGACAACATAATGGCAGGTTATATTGGTAATAAAGAGATTACTGAGGTACACTTTGGTGCCAAGGTAATCAGTGCTATCTACAAAGGAGCAAAGCTACTATGGGAGGCTGCTCTGAGAATGTGGAAGAATAAGCAAGTTTGGAAAGGAAAAGAAGTTTGGAAATATTAAACCTAAATAATTATTATGGTATATAATGATTCTGATTTAAATGCACCTATCAGAAGTCTGGAGGAGCCTTGGGAGGGGCACACTCACCAAGAGGTTGAGAGCTTTGTCTCAAGCATCCTTGTAGACTTGACAGGTGAGGTAACATCATCCTTGACTGTTGCTATTGTGGGGGGTGACACTAAGATTTTCCTTGTGGATGATACTAGTGCCAAGTTCCAGTACACAGTAGACTACTTGGTTGATGGTTCCCCATCTACAAGCTACGCAGTGGACATAACAATAGGTAGCACAGTTGTCCAGCAGGGTTATAAGCCAGGTGTGGGAGCTGGTACTCCTATTGACAGCCCTGAGCTTATCAATTACCTGAAGGCTAGGGGTAACAGTGTCAATGTAACTATAAGGGTCTATGATGAGGCTACAGGTGTCTCAAAGAGCAGGAATGTCACCTTCAACAAAAGGCAGGCAAAGCTGACTTCTAACCTAGACCTTGGTAGTGTATGGACTACAGCTAACCCAATAAGAGTACCCTTTGGTGTAAACATCGACTATGGTAGCTATGAGCTTCCAACTGGAGTTGGCAGGGGTTCTGTTGTATCTAGGTTCACAGACTCTACTGGAGCCACACAGGATGTTATCACATCCATTGGAGCAGGTAACACAGTCAATGTGGTAGTACCTGACACACTTGCCAATGGTTCTTGTGAGGTTGAGTCTCACATTGTACTTAATGACCCACAACTTACACAGGGTAATACTGTGTATAGCAGTCTTATCATAGTACATGATGGTACTGATGGTATTAACCCACCTGAGTCTGGTACAATATACTTGAGTGCTGATGTAGTAGGTAATGTTTCAATGAATAACTATGCTGACATACAGTACAACATGTATGTGGTTGGTGGTTCATCTACCCTAAAGAGACCTGTAATCCTACAGAAGTCAATGGGAAGCAGTGCCTATGTTACTCAGGCTATCAAGAATGCAGGTAATAATGTACTACAGCACTGGAACTATCTTGTTACAGATGCTATTACTCCTATTAGGATAGTGGTTCCTAATGTGGATGAGAATGGTAATATCATCTATGGTTCAGGTAATCAGCCTTCTATTGCAGCCTATGCTGTGTTTGATATAGTTGCTAGTCCTAGTAATGTAGGTTGGGAATCTGCCACTGACGGTCTTGTATTCTCACTGTCTGCTCAGAATAAGAGTAATGATGACTATGACCTAGGTACTTGGGCTAACGGCAACTATGAAATGGCCTTTGAGGACATGCAGTGGGATGGTGCTGGTAGTGGTTGGAGTACTGCTAGATATGAGGACAATGATGGAAATGTCTATACATCAAATGCACTCAAGCTTGTTGGTAAGTCAAGGGCATACATCAAGGAAGCATACTTTGAAGCACTTGAGAGAAAGCTTAGGGACTTTGCTCCTATGTATAGTGAGGAGCCTTATTCATCTGATGAGAGACTTGGTGGAGGTATTCTCAGAACTGGTCTTACCCTCAAGATGACCTTTATGATTAACAACATCAGTAATCCTGACTTGAAGGTTATTGATTGTTGGGATGGTAATGTAGGCTTCTATGTAACAGGTAATGGTATCTACATCAATATAGGTAATGAGCTTGTCAATCCTCCTTCTAAGAACCCTGCTATGGCTCAGACCAACACTAGGAAGTTCCAAGAAGGTACTAAGATGGACCTGACAATTGTGGTATATCCATACTATGATTCAGCAGGTACAGCTACTGCAAGGGAGATATTCTACTATATCAATGGTGAGGTTGCAGGTTATACAAGACTGAATGCTTCTACTACAACCCTTTCTCAGTTGGCTCCTACAAGAATTACCTTTGGTGGTGATGGAGCAGTGCTTAACATCTTTGACATTAAGTACTATAACAGGCCACTTAGTTCTCTTGAAGTGTTTGAGACCTATACAATGAACTTGGATAGTTCTTCTCAAATCAATGGTATCTTTGAAAAGAACAACTACTATACTGAAATCTCTAGGGATGCAGTTATCCAGCTGTCAAATGCCATAGCTTATGGTAAGTATCTTGCCTCAAAGGGAAGGACTAACTTTGCTGTTTGGGTATCTACTAACCTATGTAATGCTGAGGATGGTGTACCTATTGCTGCTGGTAAGACCTCTACAAAGGACTTTACCACAAGAGGTGAGAAGTTCTACTACTTCAGATTTACACAAGATGCTGATGGAAGAGGTATTATTGACAGGAATCTGTCATTCTTCCTAGATAGTGACCTAGTATCTATAGATGGTACACCACATAGTGCTCTTAGATTTAGGAGACAGGGTACATCTACTGTGGATGCTATCAAGGGTAATATCAGAATTGATGTCCAGAAGGATGATGGTGTTAGGCTGCATAGATTCATCTCAGAGGCTCTTGGCTTTGATACAGAGCCTGAGGAAGTTCTAAAGAAGAAGGCTAAGGTATGGCAGATACCTGATGACCATGCAATTGCATGTTACCTTCTTACCTTGAAGAAGAATCCTAATGACTCTACACAGGCTAGAAACCTGCCTACTGCTAAGTGGTATGAGGATTGTGCAAGGTATCTTGCTACTAGGAACTTTGAGTCCTATGGTAAGTGTCTTACTAAGCCTCAGAGAGTAGAGCTTGAGAGTATTCAGGAGGTTCATCCTGAGCTTTCTCTGTCAGATGCAGTCAATATGGTGAAGACAAGACAGTGTGTTGATGGTATTCCTAGTGTGGGCTTCAGGATTGACTATGCTTATGCTAGTGACCCCAACACTATGTTCAACCCATTGAATGATGAGGTTACTTCATTTGGTGGTCAGTTTGACCTTATCACTGACAAGACAAACATGGATGTGTTTGGCTTTGGTCTTAGAAATACACAGGATGCTGAGGGTAATATCATTCAGACTAAACTGAAGAGTAATGACCATGACTTCTCTCTTGAGTGGAGAAGCAACCAGTCTGATGCCTGCTGTTTCCAGACTAATAACCTATCAGGAGTTGGTACTTCAATCAATATCAGTGATGGTAGTGGTGGTACTACTAAGTTTGGTAATGGCTACTTCGAGTACAGATACCCAACAAAGGACCCACTCAATGAGGATGATGACTGCTATGTTGTACCTGAGATTGACCTTGCTACCTATCAGTCTATTGAACCTAGGAGAGAGGTCAGCGTTGGTATGGGATATGAAGACCCAATCCAAGGTCTGTTTGACTTAGTAAGTACCTGTTCACCATTAAAGAGTGACCCAAGATACTCTTCAGACCTGCTAGGTTTCTACTACTGGCATGGACAGAAGATTATGGATAACAGAGGTCTTCCTAGGAGAAGAAAGGATGGTTCAGTCTATGCTTGGGTTCAGGATAATGCTGCTAACAGAAGGCTTATCTTCAGGGAAGAGTTTGGTTACTATGTCGTAGTACCACAGTTCCTGCTTAATGGACTTATCCTTGATGCAGGTCTGATGTGTGACCAAGATGTAAAGAACCAGTTCTTTACCTACTTTACAGGAGAGGATGATGAGGGAGTTATCACATACAATGATGAGGAGCATACTTATAGTAACAAGCTGCTTAGGCTGTTAGGCTATGACTTTGACTCTTCTTGGGGTATGGACAATGATAACAACCTGAGATTCACCTACACAGTAAGGTATGAGGATGCCCTATATGATGGTGAAGGTTCTAAGTCTAAGCAGTCTATGCTGTGGAAGCTGGTATTTGATTGTTTCAAGCCTGAGCTTGTTGCTATGGCTTCAACACTTCATAATGGAGGTCTGCTTAACAGTGCTGGTATTGTAAGGTATATGTTTGATAATGAGGTAAGCATGTTTAACTCATTCATCTACAATGCCAACTCCAAGTATTCATACATGGATGATGTACCAAGTAACTGGCCTAAGGTTCATGGTTCTGCTGAGGAACACAACAGGTGGTTTGTAGAGGGTAGGCTATACTTCAAGGGAGGTGAGTATTTCTCTGATGCAAGTGACCTAGCATCTGATGCTACTACATTCTTCCCACAGTATGTTGGTGAGAGTGAGGCTTTCTACACTAACCCATTCTTCCAAAAGAGAGCTGAGATAGGTCCAAACAACCTGTATCTGCAACTTGATGTTACAGGTTATGAGAGGACTTATGCGACTCTAAGGTATGGTAGAGCCTATGAGAATATTGTTCAGATTGATACTGACATAGTGTATGACCCATCTACAGGTCTTCCTACAGGTCAGATTAACTACAGCACTGGTCATTTAGGATTCAGGGAAATGCCTAACCTTGGTTCTTCTGACTCTAGGTTGTATATAGTAGGTTGTAAGCACCTGAAGACCATTGAGGGTCTTCCCTACTGGTTCATAAGTCAGGTTGATGGTGGTTGGAAGAACCTAGTCAACATGGAGAACCTACAGATAGGAAGTACTGACAGCATGGTTGTAGATGGTGAGACAATCTATTATGAGAACCCATATCTGACTTGGGCAGGACTTAGCTTTGAAGGTGTAAGCTTTGGCTCTTGTAAGAACCTTAACTTGGCTGGCCTAAGTGGTGTTACAGGTGCTATTACACTTGAGGCATTCCCTGTACTTGAGTACTTTGAGGGTATCAGGATGAATAATGTGACCTCTATTGCAATGCCAGCAGGTAGTTCACTGATAAGTGCCCACTATCCTAAGAATATGACCTCTTGGTCAATCAATAACAAGCCTAGGCTAACTGATATAACCTTTGAGGCATATGACAAGATAACCACAATCAGTGTAACTTCTTCAAGCCAAGAAGCAGCTGACAAGGCTATAGAACTATTAAATAACTTAATGAATTAAGTATGGCAATACAAAAATTTACATGGAGTAATGGGACTGTTGATAGTCCCATTACCCTTACTGAGAATCAGATGGACACCCTTATCAAGGCAGGCCAAAATCTTAGTATTGATGCCCAAGTAAGCGGAGTCTACACTACACCTGATGCAGGTGATGGAACTCACCCTCTGAAGAGCTATCTATATTATGTCCTTGAGGACCTCTATGAAGGTAAGCTAGTCAAGGCAGATGAAGTAACTCTTGTTGAGGATGTAGTAAGGCTTAGTGTGGGTGGTGTGGCCACTATGGATGAGGGTACTCATACTGCTATCACAGCAACAGGTCAGGTGCCTTTGACCTATCTGCACTTTGATTATACTATTGTGCAGTCCAATGGTACAGTACCTGCTAACCTCCTTAATAGAATCAGGGTAGTTCCTAATCTAGGAGATACTACAGGAAGAACAGGAAACATAGTAGTGGATGCTCCTACTGAGAATACTACTTGGGATGCTACTATCAGGATTGTGGCATATCCTAGTTACCTTGAGTCAGACCCAGGTGAAGGTGATAACAGGGCTGTAGTGATGATGGGTATCAATGCAGTAAGACTTAATGGTATAACCATCAATGGTGAGACCAATATCAAGTCAGGTACTCAGACCTACTACAAGATTGTTGGTACTAATGCTGATAACACCAAGTTGGCTTATGCTTCACAAGGTATGTCTATTACACCTGCTACTAACCCTGTATCTATCATTGATGAGTATGCTAGAGGTAACTATGGTACTCTTACCAAGGAAGGTGACTCTTGGCTATTCAATGCTACTATGCCTGGAACTTCTACATTTGCAGGTAATGTCTACCTAGGTGGTACTGCTATTGTAGAAGAGACTACCAAGACTGTTGTATGTACTCAAGGTGTGCTGAATAGTACTATAAGAATAGACCAGAGAAACAATGCAGTTGGTCTGCTTACTCTCATTGATGAGGCTGTAACTCACCCAAATCACTTTGACAACATTGCTATCAACTCTGATGGTACTGTAAAGAGTCCTGATGTAAATGCCTTCAGCTGGGTAAGGGCTAACTCACATATCTTTGTGGGTCATGTTATTCCTAATACCCTTGATGATACTGAGGATATGTATCTAAGACAGGTTAGTGACTCTGATAAGAGATACTGGAATGATGGTGGTACTCAAGTTACCTTTGATGGCTGGGTTAGCCACTATAATGGTGGTTCTAATGGGGCTGCAATAGGTACTCTTGACCTAGGATATGACTACTGGATGAAGCTACCTGTATTCTGGTATAAGATAGAACCATTTACAAATAACCAAGGTGTTACTGTAGACAATGTGTATAACTTCACTATTGCTACTGAGGACCCATCACTAGGTGACTTGGAAGGAGATTGGCTGAAGTGGGATGGTCTGACTCTTATTGGAGTATATGAGGGTTATGTTGCTAACAACCAGTTATATAGTGCTCCAAATCAGAATGTATCTGCAAGGAGTGCCTGCACTGTGATTGATAGTAGATACCCTGAACAAGAACCTACTATATATAGTGGTTATCAGAAGAATATACAGGAGTTCAAGAGCTATGCTAGGTCTAGGTCAAGATACAACACCTTCCACCTAATATCTGAGGAAGCTCATAGTATGATGGCTCTTCTTGGCTACTCATATTATGGTGTAACAGACATTCAGTCTGTCTGTGGTAGAGGTACTCCTACACACTGGTCAGTAAGTGGTACTACATATTACTTCCCAAGAATAACTGGTCTAAGTGATGCTAAGGGTATGGCTGATACTACTAAGGCAGAAGTAGATGCTTGGGAGAATGACATAGTTGACCTAGTTAATGATGCAGTGAGAGTTCCTGACCTAGATGGTTATATTGATATAGCTAATGACATTAGCACTAACTTCTGGGGAATAGAGAACTGGTGGGGTAACACTAATGAGTTTGTAGATAATATACTTACTCTAGATAGTAGCAGGACTCTAGGTATATTCAACCTTGGAGTACACTTCCTATCAAATGGTCAAGCTCAGGTTTCTCCAACAGACTCAACAACTGTGCAGCCTATACATACAGTCACTGGTTCTACTGCTAGTGGTGCTTGTATAACAAGAATGGCCTACTTTGACACAAACGATGACTATGCTGGTATGCTACCTAAGACTGTAGTATCTGATGGTAACTATGCTAGTGGGTACTGCGGCTACGGTTATGTCCATACTGCCGCCTCTCTTGTAGCTTATCGTTCTAGTATTTCGGCTCTTCTTTATGGTGGTCTCGGTTATCTTGATGTCCATTATTATCTGGGTAATGCGAGTCCTGCTATCGGTTCTCGGTTGCTCTACAGGGCTACAGGTAAAGACCATCTGAAAGTGGTAACTTCACTCTAAAAAAGTTTCGTGAGTAATTAACATATTAAAAAATCAAGAATAAGGTATAATCAGGACTGATTTTGATACCATGAGGTTTCTTAGTTAGAAGATTAAAAACATCGGTTGCAGTAAAAACGACAACAGTAATGTCAATACTACCACCTCTAATGTAGCTAATCGTTCTAGTAATTCAGCTAATCTTAATGGTAGTCTCAGTTATCTTAATGTCAATTATAATCTGAGTAATACGAATCCTAATATCAGTTCTCAGTTACTACTGTTTACTTGGTAGTGATTTCTTGTCCTGTGAAATTTCTATAGTTTAAGATATACATAACTGTAACTCTTGATTATACCGCACCCCTTGGTGAAAAACAAAGAATGAGTTAGTAAGTATGGAAGTTATATAGTGACTTTTTGAGGTCTACTTTGGTTTCCCTGGAAAACCAGGGTAGCCTCAAGAAGTAGCTATATGATGGAAATGAAGAAAGCTGTTAAGTAAACAGGAGATTTATTTATGAAAGTCTATAGAGGTCTTTGGGAAAAGATTTGTACTATTGAAAACTTTAGACTGGCATATCAAAGTGCTATCAAAGGCAAGAGTTTTTATAAGGAGGTAATAGAGATAAATAAAGACCCTGAGACATATT